ATTACATATTAAAAGTAATGATGAATATGTTTGTACATATAATATAGAACAAGGTAACACTAACAGTTTACCTTCAGGTACTATAATGGTGCACAGAAAAAAAGACACAAACACTCTATACACAATCAATGCTCTAAACGAATTAATTAAAAAATTAAACGGGGGGGTTGTTGATACTAAATTTCCAATAGACTGGAAACACTATAGAAATACGATTCTACTTACGCAACATGATGAATTAAAACAACTAAAGACAAGAATTCACAAAATTGTTGAACTTTAGCTTGGATTTTTAAAATAAGTTTTTTATATTACAATAAGTTATTTAATTAAAAATAGTTATAAATTATGAATTTAGACGCAATTAAAAAGCGACTTGGAGAAATGCAAAGCAATAACTCCAACAACAATTCAGGTGACCGAAAAAATATATTTTGGAGACCTAGTGTAGGTAAAGAAACTATTAGAGTTGTACCTAACAAATTCAACAAAGATTTTCCATTTACAGAAATGATGTTTTATTATGGGATTGGTCCTAAACCAATGTCATCACCATCTAACTGGGGTGAGAAAGATCCTATTATTGAATTTACTAAACAATTACGCCAAAGTAATGATTCTGAAAACTGGAAACTAGCTAAGAAACTAGATCCTAAAACTAGAATTTTTGCTCCTATCATTGTTAGAGGACAAGAAGATGAAGGTGTAAAATTATGGCAATTTGGTAAAGAAGTTTATCAAGCATTCCTTAACTTAGCTGCTGATGAAGAAGTTGGTGATTACACTGATATTGTTCAAGGTAGAGATATTAAATTAACAACTGTAGGTCCTGATGTTACTGGTACTAAGTACAATAAGACAACTATCAGTCCTTCAATGAAAGTATCTCAATTATCTGAAGATTCAAGTGTGGTTGAAAAACTACTTAATGAACAAGCAGATCCTAAAAAAGTATTTAAGGCACCTGAATATGAGGTAATGAAAAAACACCTCCAAGATTATTTGATGCCTGAAAGTGCTGAAAATGAAGGGGATATTATCTCTGAACAGCCAGTGGCTTTTGATAATAATCCCACCCCTCAATCAAATTATTCTTTAAACACATCAAGTGAGGCAGTTAAAAAATCAAAACTAGACCAGTTTGATGATATGTTTGGAGATGATGACTTACCATTTTAATTAGTAAAATATGGCTAAGAAGAAATCACTATCGGAAGCAGTCTCTTCAGAACTTAAAGCTAACTTTGATTTAAATAGTTTTAAGGGTAAGAAGGGATTAGCTTCTAAATCTAAGTTTAAGGAACAAGAATGGATTCCTCTTTCACCTGCATTTCAGGAAATTATTTCTGTACCTGGTATTCCAACAGGTCAGATTACATTATTAAGAGGTCATTCTGATACTGGAAAAACAACTGCATTGCTTGAAGCAGCTGTTAGCGCACAAAAACGAGGTATTTTACCTGTATTCATTATTACAGAGATGAAATGGAATTGGGAACACGTTATTCAAATGGGTCTTGAAGTAGAAGAAGTTGTAGATGAAACAACTGGTGAAATTACTGATTACACAGGTCAATTTATTTACGTAGATAGAGAAAGTATTCACACTATTGAAGATGTAGCAGTGTTTATTTTGGATTTAATTGATGAACAAAAGAAAGGTAATTTACCTTATGATTTATTATTCCTATGGGATTCAATTGGATCAGTACCTTGTGAAATGTCTGTTAAGAGTAACAAAAACAATAATGAGTGGAATGCAGGAGCAATGTCAACTCAGTTTGGCAATAGTGTTAACCAACGTATTGTTTTATCTCGTAAAGAATCTTCACCTTACACTAATACATTAGTTTGTATTAACAAAGTATGGACACAGAAAGCAGAATCACCTATGGGTAAACCAAAATTAATGAATAAAGGTGGATTTGCTATGTGGTTTGACTCTGCATTTGTAGTTACATTTGGTAATATTATGAATGCTGGTACTAGTAAAATCAAAGCAATTAATAATGGTAAACAAGTTGAGTTTGCAAAACGTGTAAATGTTCAAACTGATAAAAACCATATTAATGGAATTACAACCAGAGGTAGAATTGTAATGACACCTCACGGGTTTATTTTGGATACAGATAAAGCTCTTAAAGATTATAAAGCTGAACAAAAAGATGCTTGGAAAGCAATTTTGGGAGGAGATGACTTTAGAGTTGTAGAAGAAGAAGTAGCATATGATGATATGAGTGCTTATGTACAAGAACCCGAATAACTTAAAATTAAATAACTACTAATGGCAACACCTGAAGAATTACTTAAACTTCTAAACAATATTGATCAAGATAAGGAAGAAGTTATTGAGGGGCAAAGGTTTTTGATTATAGATGGATTAAATTTGTTTTTTAGAAATTTTGCTATACTTAATATGGTTAATCCCCAAGGAGTTCATATTGGAGGTTTAGGTGGATTCTTTAGGTCATTAGGAGCTTTAATACGTAAGATCCAACCCACTCAAGTATATGTTATATTTGATGGGCCTGGTTCTTCAAATGCTAGAAAAAATATCATCTCTGAATACAAATCAGATAGAAATATTCAAAGAATAACTAATTGGGAAGCATTTGATAATTTAGAAGAAGAAAATGATTCTAAAATAGACCAAATAGTTAGAGTAATTCAATATTTAAAAACACTACCAGTTAAAACCTTAACTATTGATAAAGTAGAAGCAGATGATATTATAGCATATTTAAGTACTATTTTACCTCAAAAACAAGAAGATAAAGTATTTATAGTATCTTCTGATAAAGATTTTCTTCAACTTGTAAACCCAAATGTAGCTGTGTATCGTCCAATGGAGAAGAAATTTTACACAACTAATACAATTAAAGAAAAATTTCAAATGCCTGCTTCTAATTTTATTATCTATAAAACACTAATGGGTGATAATTCAGATAAAATTAGAGGTGTTAAAGGATTAGGGGAGAAAAAATTAAGAAAATTATTTCCCGAACTATCTGAAAGAGAATTAACATTAAAAGATATAGCAGATATATGTGAAGCTAAATTAAAAGAACATGTAATATATGCTCGAGTACTTCAACATATGCCTGAACTAGAAAAAAGTTATAAAGTAATGGATTTAAGTAATCCAATGCTAAGTAATAAAGATAAAGAATATCTAGAACATAAAGCAAACACAAATGACTACCAATATCTTCCTGAACAATTTTTAGAATTTTATCATGGAGATCAATTAGGTGGGGTTATTAGAAATGTAGAGTTTTGGATTAAAGATGTTTTTGAAAAATTTAAGTTGTAAAAATAAGTTATATGACATTAAATTCAATTGACCAGTATGGATATCACTTCCAAATTAAAGTGATATCGTCATTGCTGACAGAAAAAGAATTCCTCTTAAACATACATGATATTATAAGTGAGGAATATTTCAGTAATCAAGCCCACAAATGGATTATTGGAGAAATTTTAAAATATTATGATAAGTATCATACCACACCTAGTATGGAAATACTAAAAGTGGAAATGAAAAAAGTTGAAAATGATGTTTTAAAATTATCAATTAAAGAACAATTAAGAGAAGCCTACCAAGTATCTAATGAAGATACTGATTACGTTAAAGAAGAATTCTCATCTTTTTGTAAAAACCAACAATTAAAAAAAGCATTATTAAGTAGTGTTGACTTATTAAAAGCTCAAGATTATGATTCAATTAAGTTTTTAATAGAAAATGCATTAAAAGCTGGTCAAGATAAAAACATAGGTCACGAATATGACAAAGACATTGAATCTAGATTTAGAGAAGATGCTAGAACTGTTATTCAAACTCCTTGGTCTAAAATTAATGAATTACTACAAGGTGGTTTAGGTAATGGAGATTTTGGTTTAATATTTGGTAATCCTGGTGGTGGTAAATCTTGGGCATTAATAGCATTAGGAGCATATGCTGTTAAAATGGGATACAGCGTAGTACACTATACATTAGAATTAAGTGAACAATATGTTGGTAGAAGATATGATGCTTGTTTTAATGAAATACC